ATTAGGCGTCGTAGCCGAAGATTTCGATCAACAGACGACCTGCGGTGTAGGCCGCATTCGCCGTGCCCTGACCAACGAGGTAGAGGTACTGGTTGGCAGCGATGTCGGTACCGAATGCGGTCGTACCTAGGGCCAAAGTACCCGAGTTGACGATCTGCGTTTCAGTCAGCGTAGAAATTGCTACGTCTTCCACGCCCGTACCTTCGGTGGCCGAGTACAGGTCGATGTCGGTGTCGCCACCCGCTGGGAGCTCGTAGCAGGTCATGCGAACGCCGAAGACTGTGCCGTTATTGGCAGTCGTGATCCGAGCAATGTAAGCCACGCCCGCACCGTTAGTGCCAATGATGTCGCCCGCGGTGCCGCCAGACTGCAGGCCAGTCAGGTCAAGCATGATCGAGGTGGTCACGATGCCGTTGTTGCGGGCGACGGAGGTTTCGTAAACCGTGCCCGTACCTGCAGTGATGCCGACACCAGCGGGGTTTGCGATGCCAAAGCCAAACGAGCCTGTGATGGTTTCAGCACCAGTGGTGGAGTTAACCGAAACGGTCTGGAAACCGTTTTGCGAACGGACGGGACCGGAGAAAGTTGTGTTAGCCATAGTCTTACCCCTTGCACAAGGTTTTGCCGCGTAGTCTGTGCAACGTCAGGAAGGGCATCCTGTCTACGCAGCCATAAAGCCCTTTGGGCCATACTACACGGGACTGCCCCAAAAGAAAAGGGCGAGGTTTTACCCTCGCCCTTCAAAGCACCAGCCTTTCGACTGATTAAGCCCCAATCGTTCCGTACACGGCCCGAGGGTCCGAGAAACCGAACGAGTAACGCTCGCGTGCCTTGTAGCGCATGTTGCCCGTGTCGAAGTCTGCTTCCATGCCCGTCGAGAGCGGGGTGCGCTCGAAGTGCACGAAACCACGCGGAGCATCCGTCTTGATGAAGAATGCATCGGGGTCTGTCAGGAAGTCGTTGACAGTGTAGCCTTCCGGCAACATGCCCATCGAACGGATGGCGTTCACGTCGTTGTCCGAAGTGCCAACGCGGAGGTTGGAAACCATCAGACGCTCTGCAACGAACTGCAGTTGGCGCGGCAGCACCAACTTCAGGCCACGCAAAGCGGTCTTCAGGCCGCGTTCGTCCACGAAACCAGCGATGGTGATCAAAGCGTCCTCGAGCGAGGTTTCGTTCAGGTCAGCATCAGTGGTGGGGCGGTTCGCAAAGGTCGAACCGTTAACCAGCGGGTGGTTGGTGGCGCAGAGAGCCACGCCGTCGCCGCCAGCCGAAGGTCCCGCCGTGAAGGCGTTGTTCAGGATTGCAGCGGCTTTTACCTGCTTAGTGTGGGCCATCGAACGTGCAAGGGCCTTCGTGTAGCGACTGCCAAGGCGGTCGTACAGATTGTCCTCGACAGCTTCCTCGGTGATCGAGAAGGCCAGTGCGATGGTTTCGTGGTTATACCGAGCGGTGTAGGCTTCCTGAGCATCGTCATACGAGATGCCCGAACCTTCCGATTTGGTCGGTGCTGATCCAAAACCGGACAGCATGACTTCCTCTTCGAATGCACGATCCGAAGACTCGGTGGTGTAGATTTCAGCATGCTGGTTTTCATACCGAGCATACTCCATGCCGAACAAAGCATTGAGACCGGGCTCAAGCTCTTTCGACAACTGGGCGCGCGAAATAGCCATTGATCAGACCCCTTATGCCACCGTGCCTTCGGAATTAGCTTCCAGAAGAGCATGGTTGTTGAACATGACGATCATTTGGACACCAGCAGCCGCAAAGTCCTGATTAATCGGGTTTTCGTAGATACCCAAGATCTTCAAAGGCAAAGAGGCATCCGAAGCGTCCAAAGTTGCAACATCGAGAGAAGCCGATGAGCTTCCGGTTACCGCCGAACCTGACGTACCGGAATCAAACTGGGTGTTCTCAAAAATCGCAGCCTTTGCCGTTGCGCGGTCAGTGAACGACGCATCGGTCGCAATCACAAAACGCTGCAGTGGGTTGTCATACACATATCCGACGATGTCGAAGTTTGTGTTTGCATAACCCGAACCGGGCCAGAAGTTTCCGAAGACCTTCTTTCCGGTCGTAGAAGAGACGTATTCACAGCCTTGAAACGCACCGACGTGTTTATAGGTGTCGCCCGAAGCAGAACCAGTGATGGCAATTTGACCAGCATTGACTGCAATGACAGGGGAACCTTGATAAATAGCCGAAGCGGTCGAGCCGATGAAATACGCGTTAGTACCTTGGCTGTTGGGTGCACCACCAGCAAGGTTGATCGGGCGAAGCCCGAACGAACCAGTCGCGTTAGCCATAGACGTTGCTCCTTATCAGTCGGACTTTTTACGTCCGCCAAATGATACCCGACTCTGCCGTTGTTGATTGATCGGCATCGACGGATGTTGCTCTTTCATCAGGTCCTGATCGACAGCTTCCATTTGTTCGCGGGTCCGGCCCCCGTAATACGCGGTTCTTTCGTGGACTGTTTCGACAGGTACTCGGGTGAGGATAAGACCACCGTTTCCGATGACCCCGGCATGCTTGCCGTCCTCGATAGTTGGGGCTTGGTATCCCGGATGCTCTTCCGCACGGACGGGCTCATAGCCCTGACGAATGCGGTTAAACACGTTACCCTTATCCTCTTCGCCTCTGATAGAGGCGCGTACCCACCGATGTTTGTATCCTTCAGGAGGCGGCGGGGCATCAAGGGTGCTGGGCGGGGCCCAAGGCTTACGGCGCGATGTTGTGTCGCGGGTTGCGCTTTCGCGTGGTGTTCTGTCGGTCATGATCTCAATCCTTCACATACTTGGCATATTCTTCCAGCGGAACGTTTAACCGTTTCGCCATCGCAACCTGCGAAGCTGTGAGCTTCACTGACCTGCGCCCCTGTGTAGCGGCCTTAGATGCAGACGCAGCGACAGAGGCGACTCTCGCTGGTGCAGCCGATTGTGACGTCTTGAACCTGTTCGGGAACTCCCGACGAACACGACGATCAATCTCACTATAGTACTCTTCTGACGTTGGGTCAAACCCCTCGTCTTCCACAAGTGTACTGTGGATTGCTAGAGCACCTGCGGTCAGCATCTTGTCCGTGCCAAACCACTCGTTCTTCTCCGCCCAAGTCTTTGCCTTGCCGTCAACTTGCGGCTGTGCGGCCTGTTGGTACTGCTGTTGTTGGACGGGCATTTCCTGCCCAGCGCGTTCATCACGTTCCGTGCGTTCTGTCCGCTGTTTTGCAAGCCGATACCGCTCTTGGTCTATGGAAATCTTGCCCATCTGTTCTTGTGCAGACACCAAGGCTTCAGCATCGCCAGACTCATAGGCCTTCTTAAAGGCGTCCTTGGCCGCAGCGGCCTGTGCCTCAAGACGTGTGCCGTATTCGCCCAAGTAGCCAGAATCCAACCCTTTAATGCGTTGCTTTAGGGCCTGATTCTCTTGGTAAAGGCGCTCAGAAAGACGCTTGCTTTCCTCACCCACGCGCTGTTCGCGGCGATACCTTTCCGTAAGCTGGTTGATCCGGGTTTTGGCCTTTCTGCCATAATCCGCAAGTTCGTCATCGGAATCGTCTGCAAGGACCTCTACCTGAGAGCCCTCTTCGACTTCAACGTCGATATCATCATTGTCATCAGACATGAGTGCCTCCTTAGATGTGTTGGATGTCATCGGGTTCAAGAATTGTCGCGATTACCTCGTCATCATTGATGATGCGGACTTCACCGCCATCAATTTTAAAACGAGACCCCGCATAACGGCCAATGCATACCCATTGACCTTCCTTGCACCACGGTTCTGGGCTGTCCCCAAACTTGTTTGAGTCTTGATAGGCCGCAGGGCCAATCTTGAGGACATACGCAACAACGGTGGCAAGGGCTTCGCGTTCGCGAACCTGATCCGGAAGGATTAGGCCTCCGTCTGTCTTGGTTTTGCCTTTATAGGGCATAACCAACACTCTCCAGCCCGTAGGCTGGGGTAGGCGGTCAAGTAGTGGCTTGTCTAGAAGCGAGGGGTCTAGAACCCGAGAGGACTCTTCCACATAGGGGGAAGGAACAGATGAAGGGGAAGCAGTTGCTTCGGCCTTCTGTTTTGCAATCCTCTGCGCAACGTGATCAGGAACGTAAAGTGTCTTCGACATCGTCGTCCGTCTTTTCTAGCAGGGCCCTAAGCGTTTCTCGAGAGTAGTCGAGGCCCTGAATCTCGCCTACAATTTGCCGATACTGTTCATAGCTAGAAGCGGCACCGAGGACGAGTTGTTCGGACAGTATATTCCGACGCTCATCCAGTTGCTTATACAAAGCTTTTGCAAAGACAACAACATGCATCATCTGTTCCCTTTGTTTTGGTCTTTCATTATGCTCGCAGCAATGCGCTCACGGGAAACTTGAACCCGGTCATTGGAGACCTGTTCTTGAAGTTCGATACGGGAAGCATCAGATACGGCCTGTTGCTGAAGCTTTTTCTGATCCAGCGCCAGCTTTTCCTGATCGTTCTTGGTCCGATTTTGGACCTCTTGGCTCTTGATAGCCAGTTCCTGCATGCGGATGGCAACCAGCGGGTCACCCCCTTGATCAGGGGGTGGCGCAGACAGCATCGGAAGGATTTCAGCGATCAACTGCGCTTGGATCTGGGACACACGGGTTTGAATCTGCTCAGGGGTGGGCATCTGAGGCTGGATCATAGTCGGGATCTGCATCATTTGGCCCATAGCCATGTCCATGGGCATCTGGCCGGACTGAGCCGCCATACCAATCTGACCGCCCAACTCCGCACCTTGCTGCTGGTAAGCTTGCATGGCTTCCTGCTGCAGTTGCTCCTGTGCCATCTGCTGGGACTTGAAGGAGATATGCTGAAGCACATGGGCAGCGAGGCCAGCCACGATCATCGGGTTCACTGCAACCAGACCCATCTTTGCAATCGCAATATGGGCCTGAATATGGGAGTCATGGTCCTGATCTGGGAATGCCTGTGCGCCTTGACCCATCAACAGCGCCCCGCCCTCAAGTGCCGCGTCCGTAGGCTGCGGCTGGGGCGGTATCGGCAGGATTTCCTCGATATTCTGGACTTCCAGCGCCTGATACATGCGGCGGTAAGCTTCGCGAAGATTGTGGATCTCCGGGGCACTTTGGGCCATCTGCAGTTCGCTTTGGGCCAGCGTCACGCGCTGCGACATCGAGAAGATGTTTGGATCTGAAACCGGGATGATGTCCACGCGGTCATCAAAGTCGGACAGCATGATCTCTGCGGGGGCCCCTGCAATCGCATATGGGTATACGGCGGGCAGGTTTTCCTTGATCACCCGTGCCAAAAGCCGGAATTCGGTCTTCTGGGCGTAATGCAGACGCTTATGGATGGCCGACATGACCTTCATGCCGCGCTCCAAGAGCGCCACAGTCGTGCCTACAGGGGCTTCACCCTGCATGTTCGCCATCTGGGAGTCGGCCAATGACAGGAAGCGGCGACCATCGTCGATCAGCGCACCCATAAGCTGTGCCAAGGCGGCAGACGGCTCCTTGTACGGCAGCGGAACCAGCGCATTGCGCAGATCCATGCCCGGTGCGTCGATGTCACGCCATTCCCCCGGCTGCAGGGGCGAGTCGTTGTCGCGGACACGGACCCCCTTGGCCTTGAAGCCAGCGGGCAGGTTGGCAAGCGTACCAGCATCGATCAACTGGCGCAGGATGGATGTTGCCGACCGACCAAGGCCACCAATCATGTGGATAAGGCCAAAGCCGTAGAAGCCAAGCCCGGGCATGAACTTGTAATGCACGAAATATTGGCGCTTACGCTTGAGCGGGTCGTTTGGATCAAAATTTCGTTGGATTGACAGGATTGTGTTCGAATCCTTGTCCAGCGTGACGATGTAGGGCAGCTTTAGACCTGTTGGTTCCCCGTCTTCCCCAGCGTCCTCAAAGCCTTCGATGTCCAGTTCCGCGTGGCATTCCAGCAGTGTCCGCGTGTCATCGCTGAAGCTTTTTGAGCGACCATCGATGTCATCGACCTTTTCTTTGACCTGATCTGGGGTTCCCGTGCTTTCGGGTGAACCTAGGTCAACGTCGCGGTAGGCCCCTGAAAGTTGCATCTTGCGGACATCGTTGTCCTGCATCTTCAAAACGTGCGTAACGCGGGGCGCGGTGTCGAGATCGACAGCCGAGTACGGGATCACCAAATCCTGCGCAGGGATGAAGTCGGACGCTTCACGACCACGTACCGGGTCGAAGTACACCTTCTTGAAGGTCGAGCCGGACAAAGGCAGATAGAACAGCATCTGGTCCATGCCCGGGTCATATTCCGACATGACCTCGGTAATGCGGTAGTTCATGAAGTCCTTGACGCGCCCAGCCTGTGCTTCCGCTTCAGGGGACTTCAGGCCCAAGATCTGCGTTTTAACGGGCCCAGAGGACGGCAGAAGCTCCTTGTAGGCCTGTGCTTGGAACTGGGTAACCGATTCCATGATCATCGGATGGGTGACGCCAGAGGCCCCCTCAAAGGGCTCTGTGCGCTCTTCATACTTGATGCCCAGCAGGTCTAGGCCCTTGGCATAGGATTCTTCCCACTCTTGGCGGGATTGGAGGTCATCCTCGTAGTTTTGGGTCACTTCTGACGCCAGTTCCTTCAGGATGCTGTCGTCAAGGTATTCGGCAAGGTTTGCGCCATGCTCCAGAAACGGAGTTATCTGATCGATGGTTTCCAAGGCATTTTCAAGCAACGCCTGAACGGTTACGCCGCCCATCCCATCTGGGATAATCTCTGCCCCGCCCGCAAAATCCTCTGGGGCATCCACAGAAACGTCTACGCTGGGAGCAAGCGGATCATCCACTTGGAAAGCTCGATCAACGATTGCCATCAGTAATACTCCCGTTTCTTGCGGTATCCGGTATCAGACATGTCGTCTTCCCCATGAAGGGTAACAAACCCTCCTTGCCGAAAACGTGCTAAGGCTAGTGTCATGCTATCACAAAAGTCATCATGGTCGCCAGATGGGAATGCACTAACCTCTTCTATCACATCTTCAGCAAATGTCTTCTCTATTGGAGCCCATACGCGCCCCGCCTCGAACAACGGCGCAACGAGGTGCATACGGGTGTTTTTGTCGAACCCGCCCTTGCCCCGCCGACCGGGGCTAAACGTCAGCGCAGGTATGCCCCGGGCCCTAAACTCGTCCGCCAGCGGCTGTCCAGAAGCCTTGGCCTCGATCAAAACCATGTCTGGTTCCCAGTATTCGTGCTCTTCCCACGCAACTTCCTTCAATTCAGGGAAGGACCACCGCCCTCGCTTGGCATCAAGCAGGATAATGCCGTCAGACTCGCCTTCCACAGGGGTAAAGACACCCCAAGTCGTGATGGCAGAGTAGTCGGCGGTCTCTTTCTTCGAAAATGCCGTATCGTAGGCCTGAAGGATGTAAATGAGGTTGGGGACCTTCTCTTTGTCCCAGTTTTTCCACCATTCCCGCTTGATGATGGCCGATTCCGACGATGTGGGCTGCTGTTGCCACTGCGCGGACCACTTTGCGAGGGGCAAAGCCGCCTTGACCCGCAAAAGTTCGTCCTTTTTCCAGAATTCGGGCCACAAAGCGTTGCCAGAAGGCAGGATTGCCGGGAATTCGACCACTTCCCACTGGTCGGCAAGCACATCGTTGCTCTGGGCAGCGATCAGACGCCCTGTTAGGTCCTTTTTACCCCATCTTGTCATGACCACGATGATGGAAGCACCCGGCTGAAGACGCTGGCGGGGGCCTGAAGTGTACCACTCGTAGGCATTATCAAAGGCAGTCTCTGAAAGTGCGTCTTGTTCCGAGTGCGGATCGTCGATGATGAACAAATCAGCACCACGACCCGTCACGGCAGCGCCCACACCCGCCGCAAAGTACTCCCCTCCCTTGTCCGTGGACCACCGACCAGCCGATTTGGAGTCTTCCTTCAGGATCGTCTTGGGAAAAATCTCCTTGTAGGTCTCAGAATCGATCAAATCGCGGACTTTTCGACCAAACCTGACCGCCAGTTCGGTATTGTGCGTCGCCTGAATGATTTTCAACTTCGGATTGCGCCCCAAGAACCACGCTGGCATGAGATATGAGGCGAATTCCGACTTCGAATGTCGCGGAGGCATGTTGATGATCAGGCGCTTGATCTCGCCACGGGCCACCTGCTCTAGTTTTTCGGCAATGATCTTGTGGTGTTTGCCAACGATGAAGTTTTCGTACACGTGGTGCACAAACGGCATAAAGTTGTCTTGGGACTTTTCGCGCACTTCCCTAGAGCGGCGGGCCTCGTTAAGTTCCAAAAATTCCTTCAGGACCTCGTCCGGAAGCAGTTCAAGATTAGCCATTTTCGATATCCTTGCGGTAAAAACCACCCAAAAGGTGGTATCCGTGCAGTTCTGCCAGCTTTCCGGTGCGGTCAGTGCGGGTATCTGACCCCAGCGTCAGGAAGATGGCCTTCGCTTCTTGGACCTCGGACCATTGGGTTACAAATTTGAGCAAACGCGACCCCACAAGGCTCCCCCGCGCCTCTTTCGAGACGTACCACATGTGGTCGTACACCACCCGGTCGTTGGAAAAGTACGGGCTTGCCAAATAAACGCCGACAATGCCGACCAACCGCCCCTTGTCTTCAGCGACACAGACAAAATTGGTCGGGTTCGTTATGCAAGACATGATTTCGGCAGCGGATTTGGCCTCATCGAAGGACAATGTGCGAAAAGACGTCTCGGCATGCATTTCCTTAGCAAGCCGCACGATCTCAGGTAGGTCCGCTGCCGTCGGATTCCTGTATTTAGCCATTTACGAGACTTGAGATCCCCAAGTTGGTTGGTCGAGGCTGGGGTTTTGGCCCTGTGTTGAGCACACTCAGCCCAGACGGGCGCGGCATAGGGCGCGGCGTACCGGGTGGTAGGGGCGGCAACGGACGAGGCGGGGGCCTCGGGCTGTTTAGCATGACAGGGATCTGTACGCATTCACCCTTGAGCGGGTCGTACCGCGTTCCGGCAGGGCAGAAGTCGGCCCCTGAGTCCTGCAGCATCTCGAAGGCCGTTTGAGCTTGCTCTAAGCCCTTTTGCTTTAGGTAGTTGGCCTTTGCCCCCGGAATGGATTCTGGTGTCGGCTCCTCTGCGGATGCTGCAGCCATGGCCTCGTCCATAGGCAGCACATAATCGCCATAGGAAATGCCAGCTTGGCCCATGCCAGACGGAAGCCTTGTGGCAAACTTCGCGGCGTAGTCCGCAATGGACGTGCTGTTCTTGTCTTCTGGGTTGTATTCCCCACCCGTCAGCAGCCACTTCTTCATGCCAGCGCGACCGCCAATGTGGGCCATGCCCATCATGGCAGAGGGGGTCATTGTGATGCCTCGGATCGTCTTCCCGTAGAAGGCATCCAAGCCGTTATCCGCGACATACTTCATGATGTCGCCTTCACTCCAAGCCTGAGCTTTTTCTTGGAGTTCTGGACTCTTGAGCAGATCCTTTAGGGTGTAGTCAGTGCCCATGGCGTTATTGTAGTCGGTAAGGCGGGCGTTGCCCCACTGGTATTTGCCAGTGTAGCCGTCTTCATTGACGGCAGAGTAGTCCCCGCCACTTTCGGAGACACCAAGGGCGGTTCTATAGGCGTAATCCATGGTCGCCCCTCTTACATGTACTGCAGTTCAGGATACATCGAGAAGATGTCCATCAGGTTCATACCACCATAGGGATTTGCCATAGGCTGCGAAAGCCCTGCAAAGGCAGACCCGTATCCGGGGGGAACAGCGCCCATGGCAGGGGCTCCCGCATAACCCATCGTCGGAACTTCTACTGGACCGGGGACCGAGGGAGGGGCCACAACGGGGGCAGGGCCCGCGACAGGGGCAGCGATAGGAGTGGGCGTGACCAA